AATAAAATTCTTCAAGGACTCGAACAGGTAAAACAATATTTTATATAATGAGCAAAAAACAATACAACCTAAATACAAAAACCGATTATCTCAATCGCAAGATGTTTCTGGATCCAGCGGGTCCTGTGACTGTTCAGAGATTTGAAGAAGTTAAGTATAACAAACTAGTCAAGTTAGAGCAAGAAGCCAGAGGATTCTACTGGGTACCCGAAGAAGTCAGTTTAACTAAAGACGCCAACGATTTCAAAGAATCTTCTGACACAGTTCGACATATTTTTACCAGTAATCTTCTAAGACAAACCGCTTTAGACAGTATTCAAGGTCGAGGACCGGCACAGGTTTTTACGCCCACATGTTCTATACCTGAATTAGAAGCACTAATGTATAACTGGAGCTTTTTCGAAACTAATATACATAGTCGAAGTTACAGTCACATTATTAGGAACATCTACAACGTGCCAAAAGAGGTGTTTAATACTATTCACGACACACAAGAAATCGTAAGTATGGCCAGCAGCATAGGTGAATATTATGATAAACTTCACGTTATTAATTGTCAAAAAGAATTAGGTGAACCCGTTGATGAGATGGAACATATAAAAGCCATATGGTTAGCACTGAATGCCAGCTATGGGTTGGAGGCATTTAGATTCATGGTGTCGTTTGCCACAAGTTTAGCCATGGTAGAAAATCGCATTTTTATAGGCAACGGCAATATAATTAGCCTTATTCTACAAGATGAGATTCTACACAAAGAATGGACTGCTTGGCTGATCAATCAAGTAGTCAAGGAAGATCTAAGATTTGCTGAGGCTAAAGCACAATGTGAAGCAGAAGTTATCAGTATGTATACAGATGTTATAAGAGAAGAAAAATCCTGGGCCGATTATTTGTTCAAGCGAGGCCCAGTGATAGGATTAAACGCCAACATACTTAAAGAATTTGTAGATTATACTGCTACCAGCGCACTAAAGGAAATAGGCATACGCTACTGGAATCCTTCACCTAAGACAACACCCATCCCGTGGTTCAACAAACACTTGAACATTTCTAAAAAACAGTCAGCACTTCAGGAAACTGAGTCTACTAATTATGTTATCGGCGTAATGGGCGATAGTTTAGACTATAACGAATTACCAAATATATAAAGGAACAACATGACTCAAAAAGCAATCGTATGGTCAAAAGAAAATTGCCCCTACTGCCTACAAGCAAAGGCGTTATTAACACAAAAAGGTATTAAATTTGAAGAACGTAACATTAGTAAAGATTGGACACGAGACCAATTGTTGGAATCAGTTCCAACCGCAAGAACTTTACCGCAGATATTCCTAGATGATAAGTACGTAGGTGGATTTACAGAATTACGCAAACATCTATTACAAGGATAATATGGATATTAAAGAACACGAAGTTTATACTTTTAAATTAGCTTCAAGCGAAGAAGTTATTGCCAAAGTAGCAGGGCAAGATGAAAAATATATTTTTATAGTGGAACCATTGAGTGTTAGCCCTGGTCCAAATGGTATGGGATTGATGCAAACTATATTTACTTCGGAAGAAGGTGCTAAAGTATCGCTAAATATTAATAGTATAACAATGATAGTCGATACTGCTGATGCTATTAAACAAAAATACATACAAACCACAACGGGTATCACCGTACCAAGCAAAAAAATAGTAATGGGATAATATGCCAACAGTAGTTACAGACGGAATGCCAAACGTATGCGGCGGAATCGCACAAGGCGGAGTTCCTAGTGTGCGAGTGGGCGGGCAATCTGTCATGATTCCAAATCAGCCAGTTACTCCACATTATCCTTACAGCATAAAACCTATATGTATTGGATCAACTGTGACCGTAGCTGGGCAGAATCAAACAGTTCGCGCCGCAGGGCAACCAATAGTTGTCAATACAGACTCGGATAATTGTCAACATCTTCGTAGTACAGGAAACCCCACTGTAAGAATTGGCGCATAATTATGGCAAGTACGTTAACCGCACTACAGTTAACCGCTGGTGCCAATTTGCTTCAAAATCAAGGGCTAATAGCCAATAGTCAATTTACCAATGCCCTAACAAGTTATAATACCAGCAGTGCTTTGGGTAATTGTGTCACGGCCATTAGACTAGGATCTAGTGGAACTGGAAATTTATCTCCATCTACAATAATATCTTTAGAGACCATAGGAAATACCACCTGTCCAGCTCTAGGGGATAGCATAGGAAATGCTTACACTACACTTCCTACTTCGGCTGGATTTACCACTTTGTTGACCCAGACTGCCAATACCTATCTTGGAAATGGCGATTTGACTATATTTGTGCAAGCATTCAATTCAGCAAAAGCATATTCCACAACTACAAACCAACAGATTAATGCGGCGCAGAACGTGAATACTTATCTTGGCAATGTGTTTACTAACATCAACAACATGGTAACAGGTGACATCACAGCAGTTAATACCAATACCAATCTATGGGGTCAAGATCTAGTCAATCTAGGTTCTTTGATTGATTTATCTAATTTAGATGAAATGGGAACGCCACTGGCATTACTCAAGCAATTAGTAGCAGTGGGAGGTTTAAGCTCAAGTATTAGTTTAATACTGGTTAACTACGGAGTAAGTGTCGATACCATAATTAATATTTCAAAACCCTCAAACACATCACTAGCAGTAACATTAGCCGAACAGAAATACATGTACAATGCTATGACTAACATAACTGGCGACACATTGACCCAGGTTTTGCAAATTTTGGGAGTTAAAACAGCGAATATAAACACCATGGCGGATCTGCTAAATCCTTATAAAATCTTTCCCAACAGTTTTCTTGGACTAACCGTATACGACATACATAGTAATCCTCAATACATATATTTAAACAATACCGGCACAGTCAATACAACACTAAGCCAACTGTTACCTTCTAAAGCACTGGTAAGCACATCATGACATCATTTGATCAATTATCACAAATTATTCCCGAAGATCAAGCATTGGCAAATAAAGCTTTGGCAGTCAGTATGGAAGGTATTATCAATATTAAAAAAATCAAACTGCCATCGTTTGCCAATACAGTTGTCAATATACAAACCACATATGGACTAGGATTAATCAATGCTGAAACAACACCAGTCAGTCAATCGGTAGTAGACTTTTACAATAATTTAAATGGTGGCAACACCGTAAATGTTTTGGACATATTAGGAGTAGCCACTGGTATAGGTTATACCACTAATATTAACAATACAGTAAGCACAATAGAATCTATTGACGTAAGCGCACTCACTGGTATATACAACACTATGGTAGCCACCCTAAACGGAGTATATGGTACTGGGCCTGTGGTAATACCATCAGGTCCTGCCGCTGGTACCTACTCTACTATTGACAATGCCATGATAACATTAATATCTGCCGCAAACACAGAAATTCAAACTTTAGTAACAACATATCCTTCGCAGACACAGCAATTAAATACTTACTGGAATGGTATGGCATCGTCATTGACCAATGAATTTAACCTACAATCTAAAGCCAATATAAATTACAACATCTATAGTACAAGTCAAAGTGCTATGAACGGATTTATAAGTCAACTTCCCACGTATGGGTTAGATCAGTCACAGGGAGGCACCGCGCAATATTTAGAAGCTATTGCCGACACGGCAAATATCGGTGGGCAAGCTGTGGTTGGTTGTTTAAGACAAGGGGTCACTCAGGCAGTATTAAATAAAGCTGGGATAGGAACTTATAATAATCCTCCTTCGACTCCGGCGGTCAATCCTACCCCAGCCCCACTCAGCCCCAATCAACCGCCCTATCCTCCCGCCCCTTAATTATTGTTGTTTTTTTACAACAGACATTTTGGTTGACACTTTATCCAAAATATACTATACTGCATGTATAGTTAATAAAAAGGAGCTTAAAATGGCAACAGCAAATTATAAAGTAGGTGACGAAGTAAGTTATGGTATCAACGGTGATTATTATTATGACGGTAAAATTACCCGTATTACTCCTCGTTTTATTTTTACTGACACTGGTAAAAAATATACTAAAAAACAGTCGTATGATGGTCGTACTATTTACACCGAAACTGGTTGCAAATACGTATATCTCGTCTCAGGCGTTCATAATCATTTAAATCCGCATTTTTAATTTTGGTTGACTTTTGATTAAATTAACTGTATAATATACATATATTAATAATTAAATAAGGAGCTTAAAATGACAACATTAATGAAACAGTACACTGTAGAACAAGTTAAAGACATTGTAGCCGAAGCTAAACAGGCTGCTCGTGAAGCTGCCAACAAATACTTTCAAGAAAAATTAAACGGACAAGATCAATATGCCTGCGGGTTTGCCTGGGTGGAAATTTTTGGAATCAAAGGTAACACTCGAATGGGCAAAATCTTAAAAGAAGCAGGACTTAAACAAAATTATAACAAAGCATTTTCAATCTGGAATCCCAGCGACATGCCCGTACAAAACGTAGACACCAAAGAAGCAGGAGCTTATGCAGCTCAAAAGATATTTGAAAAGTATGGTTTTCGTGCTTATGCTGGTAGTAGATTAGACTAATGCATTCATGTAAATTGTTAACCAGGGTTGTTGCGAAAACACAACGTAATTCCTAAATCCTGGATAATGGTTGACAAAGAAGTATCAATTTGTTACAATATTAGTATATTAAAAATTAGGGGTTGAAATGAAATTACATATACAATGCCAATATATGGAA